GTACTCTGGATCTACTAAAAGTAGAGACCTGTCTCTGCTTCTGTTTGACGGAATTATTTCTAAGTTTCCGAAATCTGAAGCATAGATACTGACGCTCGAGCTCACTGTGTTTACATCGACAGTCGCTCTAGTGTTGGCACGTCCAGTGAAACCAGAAATAACTTGTTTATTTACTGGCCCGGCGATTGCTAATTTAGGCTCTGCTCCATTTGTAAACATAGACTGTAAAACACCTTTCAAAAGTGCTTCAGTTAGTGCTCGTCTGTTTCCAGTAGAGGCATCAGTAGCGGCCGCACTTGCGGATCCGTTAGCTCCGCCAGTACCTCTGCTTACATTAGTAGAAACCCAAGCCTCGAAAGATCTTGTAGCTCTTGCAGTTGAAGCATTACCGGCATTTTTAGCCTGGTTTTGGCACAATGCAGTTTCCATATTTCTCTTAAGGGCCTTAGACATAATAGCGAGTTGGTGTGCCATTTCTGACCTTTTACCCGCCGGGTCACTACCTTCTTGAGATCCGGAAATTGTCGCATTGACTGAGTTAATTTGACAAACATTACTTTCCCTTACAGTTGGAGTAGATGCCGCACGAGAAATTTCAAAACCTTCAATTTCTCCTGTTGCACTTACCGCCGGTAAGTTTTCAGTTTGCCAATCGAAAACAACATTAGAAACGTTCTTAGTTCCTAGTGCTGACATAAATGGTGTACTTGATGGATCAATGTTAAAAATCGTGTTCGATAGTTCTTCACGATCCGCAGTAGCATCATAAGTAGTAAAAGCATTTGTGACTTTTGCCATTTTATAATCCTCCTTAAAGATTATTTAGTTGTTATAAAAGTTGCTCGAAAACTTTGGCCGCATCGCTTACGCTTCCGCTTTTCCTTAGTTTCGATTTAGCGTTCTTTAACGGAGTATTACTTTTGATTTTGTTAGAGTTTCCTGGCTTAGAAATTCTTGCCGGAGCTTCTTTCGGTTTGGTCTTCACGGCCTTTTTTACTTTGCTGTGTGACCAAGCGTCTCTTAATAAGAGAATAAGTCGCCCGTCATAAATTTGTGACAGTTCTTCTTGAGTGAAACCTAAACCTTTTGCATAAGTCATCATTGACTCGGCTTCTTTTTTTGCTAATTCGTTGTCTTTCCATTCTGGAATTTTCTCGTCTATTAGCTTTTGGCCCTCTAACGCTTGTGATCTTAAAGCCGCCTGGCTTTCAAGTTCTTGTTCTTGTTTCAAACGATTCATTTCGTTTTCTACAAATTTCAGCGTTTCGCCTGTTTTATTCCACTCTTCCTTTTGCCTCAAATATTCTTGAGGATCCTGGTCGATTAACTGTTGCCAGTTAGGCTCTTGTCGCAGATTATTTTTTATCATCATCTGCATCTTAGGTAATAAGTCGTTATATAACGCTCTTTCCTCAGACAGTTCGAGATTTTTAGCGTTGAATTCTTGCATTTGTTGTTCAGCAAGTTTTCTCTGCTCTGCTACCTCTTGTGTCTTTTTTGTGTAATCTTTCTGACGACTGTATCCGGCCTTGAGCTCGTCAAGGTCTACCTCCAAATTTTCTCCGTTTACATTAACAGTGAAAACTTGTGGCTCCTCTTCGCCCTGGTCTTCTACTTCGTCCTCTTCGGATCGCTCGTCGGCTTCCTCTTCTATTTCTTCCTCGGTTTCAGCTTCCGCCTCTACCTCAGTTTCCTCTTCCGTTTCTACCGACTCTTCTTGCTCTGTCTCTTGTTCTGGCTCTGCTTGTTTTTCCTCTTCGGGAGTAAGCATATCCAAAAAAATAGACTCGGCTTTTTCTGTTGGATCTTGAGAAGCGGTCTCGTTGTTATCGCTCATATTCGTGTCCTCTAGTTAAATTATCTCACGACTACTGTAAAAATTACAATAGCCACCTTAAGAAACTTTCCTTAAAACATTAAAGTCCTTAGAATTTAGTTTCCCTTTTTCGACGATGATTCTTAAATGTCGTTCTACCTCTGGTAAAACTTTCAATGCCCGGTAAAGATTCTCCCGTTTGTCCAGGTCTTTAGCCGAGGTTGATTCCCATTCTTTTATTAACTCATTTTTGTAGTTAATGAAAGCATTTTTAAAGACATCACTTTCCAGGAGTCTTTCGGCCTCTTGGCCGTCATTTATCTCTTTTTGTTTATCCATTCAATATTTGGTCTAATTTTTCCTCTAATTTGTCAAAACGACTCAAAAGCCTGTCCATATCACGCTCATTATCGGTTTTTGACACATAGTCTTTAGACATTTCCTCTCTAGTTTTATTTAATAAAATATCGACTCTTTTCAATTCCTGGCTATTTTGACGGATCCCATAAACAAGAGGGGCGTATACCAGGGTTAAAATAACATTCCAGACTAGATAAGGTGTCAATTCCATAATTAATAACTCCAGACAGTAGGTCGATTATTCTCTTTAGAAATATCTAAGTGAATAAACCTCTGTTTGTGGTCTCCTTTCATATTAACACCTATTCCGGAAAAATTTAGTTCGGTTGCCGCACACAATATTTTATGAGCATCGGCTCCAGAACACAAGATGTCGGCCGCCAGGCCTTTATTGTGTGTTCCTTTTACTTTTTTCTTTTTTTCTATCGGATGGTCGTCGCAACGATACCCGGAGGATATTTTTAAAGGCATATCTACTTTAGTCCTTAGTTGTTGCAATTTAGAAACCAGGTCAAGTGATATTCCTTGTTTGCCGCAATGCTTACAGGCAAACTCTTCCGGACTAAAATTAGGAAAGTTCCAAATCATTAAATACTCCCATATGGCCTAGGTACTGACCAACAATAATTAGGTCTGGATTCATTTTTATTGCTTTCTCCTGGGCGTCCTCAAAACTTATAGCCTTAATTATGGGCCCACTAAATAAATGTTCCTGGCCTGTTGACGAAATAGCTTTTATTTCTGAGATAAACATTAACATTAACGAGGCTCGATAATTTCTTTTGCTACTTTAGTTTTTTCTTTCAATAAATTTGACTTGTCGTAGGATCTTAAGCCACTCATTCCAAGCATAGCCATCAATATTGTTGATAATTGAGTAAAATCAAACTCTGGTAAATCTACATCAATGCCGGACAGTCTTGCGGCCCACTCAGCTATTGGCAAAATAATAAAATGAACACCCAGGGCAATAGAACATATCCACCCGACACTAGGTCGCCAAGAGTTTTGAAACCAATTTTTTGATTTTGCATCCTCTTTTAAAATTTCAATTTGGGCCATATTGGCCTGATGAAATAAAGTTTGGAGTTCGTGGTCTAATTTAGCCTGGAGGTCTTTGTCTTTAACAAATTTTCCAATAATATCAGACGCCGGTTTTATCAGACTTTCTAACATTTACTTTCCTTATTTTTTTTTGCTTTTTTTCTTCTTATTTTTCATCGGCGGTCTTCCACGCTTAGATCCATAAGTACCTTTTCCTTTTGGCATTATGCCCTCCTTTTTTTGGTTGGTTTTTTAACAGTTTTTTTGGCAAGTCGGAACGCCTTGGCCGTTGGGGCCCCTTTAGTTCCTGGCTTACGCATTTTCTCACCAGATCCGGCCTTAATTCTGGCCCGTTTCCGGTGAATATTCCTATATAGTCCTGGTCTTTTCTTTTTTGGCATTATTTCCTCCTACCATTTAGTGCGTGAGGCCCAGTAGGCCGCACTCATTTTACCTTTAGCTATGTTTTGTGCGTGACGGGCCTTAAATGACTTTCGTCTGGCCTTGTCCTTTGCAGTTTTAGGGTTTTTTCCGGCCCCGGAGACTCCTTGTTGGCCGAACCTAATCGTTTTTATTTTGTCTCCGCTTTTTGCGACGACAACGTGGCTCTTAGTTTTATGTCCAGGCGTTCTTTTAGGCTTGTTATAACCCGATACCCCGGCTCTTTTTAGTCTTGGATCTTTTGCCATATTAATTTCCGTATATTGTCTGGTGTAATTTGCCGACCTCTTTCTCAAGGTACTTTATTTTTTCATTTTGCTCAACATCCAGGGGCAATATGCCTCCGCTTTCCCACTCTCGTTGCCATTGTGCAAGTTCTTTTGTGTCAGCTTTTAATGAAATAACCTGGCTTTCCAGGTTGTTTACCTGTGCAGTCAAAGTCACATAAGTATAAGTAAGAGCACCGATGGCCCCAATTATCTGAATTAGATAAGGCAAAGAAAAAGTTAATTTGCTTTTGTCGCTTATATCTTCCATTAATGTAGCCATTCCTCGCTAACTTTTACTATTTCTATTTTATCGTTGTCTAATAATGCCTCTCTAAAAACTAATCTTAAATAAAGTTCTGCCTCTTCATAAGTGTCGGCCTTTATTTCCGTGCCAACGAATAATCTGTCCTCGGCAACGGCCTCTAAATGAAAAACCTTACTGCGGTTGGCCGCCAGGGTTTCCAGTAGATGATCCGTTAAGTCCGACAGACTTGTTTCGCTGTCTAATTTCTTCTTTATCTCTTTCCAGGTACGCATTTATTTCCGCCATAGTTAGTTCTGTGCCATATTTAGCATTTAGTTCCATCACTTTTAATATTGCGTCGGCCTGGGCCTGGTCTCTTCTGAAATCGTCATCCATAAGAATTTTAAGTCTGTCATTTTCAGCGTCGACGATGGCTTTATTTGCCGATGCTTTTGCTTTTTCACTTTCGGCCATTGCCAACATTTCCTGGGCGTCTGGTTTTTGTTGTTCCGGACTAGGAGGTGGTGGCTCTTGCACTTGTGTATTTATAAATTGTTGAGCATCTTTAAAACCGGCCAACTCAATAAATTTAGTCATAGCGTTAGCGTATTGTTGGCCTGTCACTAACGGGTTGTTAGGGCCTAACTTTTCTAAAATCATTTCTTGTTTAGTTAAAAGACTTGCCAGGACGGCCGCTTTTTCCTCGTCGCTTGATTTAGAAATAGCAACATTGACTTGTATGTCTTTATTAATATCCCAAAATTTAGGATCTACCGGAATAAATTTATTATTTAATTTGAAAACATCTTGCTCGTTTTGGTTTCTTATTACGACATTATTCACAATTCTAAATAATGGCTTAAGGCCTGTTTCTGCAAAATGACGACAAATTAATTCTATACGGCCCTGGGCCGCACTCATTGTGCCAACGACGGCCGCTTTTGTTGATGACTGTAAGGCATCTGCATTTAGGCCCATCGATGCCTTAGAAACTCCTGTTCGTTCTTCTTTGACATTGTCCAGGTAATTCATAACCGGGAACGCTTCTTTGCCGACAAAAGGTGTCGTCAATGCTTGAATTTGTCCAGGAGCTCTTTGCCTAATTGGTTGACCAATATCGGTGTTCATTAAGTCTTCTAAATTTACCTGGCCCTCAACGACTGCATACCTGGGAAAAATAGCGTGGCCCAAACTGTCCAGGCTATCTCTCATTATTTGAGATTTAGCCGCCTGGATAGGTTTTAAATAATCTGCCGGGCATGATCCTATCGCCGTGTGTGGCTCCGGATCCGGACAGAACATTGCTATTGGTAGCTCGTCGCAAGGCTCTATAAATAAAATATTGCATCCCTCTCCGGCCGTGCAAACTTTAATTCTTTCATCAATACCATCGCCGTCCAGGTCATAATGCAAATAGTGCTCAACATAATAAACCTCTTTAGAGTCGGCTCTATCTGGGCCTGTGACATCATTAAAAGGGTTTCTAGCTTGTATTTCGTTTTGCGTTTCTGGATCTAAGTAGTTTCCGGCCCCGGCATATTGC